GACCCAATCACTGCTGGGTATGCATTGTCTAAGACTGGCGATGAAGTCAAGTTCGATGCTTTCACAGCAGCCGCTGGTGCTGAATTCCGTGGAACTGGTGGAAACTCAACCACACTTGACGCTGTTTCCCCAACAAACGTCAACGTCATACATCTTCCAGATGCATCAGGTACTGTTGCTCTTACTAGCGACATCACAGCAACGATTGCTGACACTGATGATGTTCCAGAAGGAACAAACAACAAGTACTTCACAGTACAACGCGTTAACGATGCCCTAGACACAGTCGTCGTTGATGGAACAGGTATTCAGACCACCTATAACGGTGCTCAACAGACCTTCACAATCGCTGTCGATACAACAACAATCGCTACACGTGCGTATGTGGATTCCACAGCACAAGGACTTGATGTCAAGGCCTCCGTTCGTGCAGCAACAACCGCAGCACTTGCAGCCTATACCTACTCAAATACAGGTGGCGGAACTCTTACTGCAAATGCAAATGGCGCCCTTGTAATTGACGGCGTAAATCTTGCTCAAGGTAACCGTGTCCTTGTTAAGAACGAGTCTGGTTCTAATGAGAAGTACAACGGTCTCTACTCTGTAGCAACCGCTGGTGATGGCAGCACTCCATGGGAGTTGATGCGTACAGATGATGCTAATGCTTCTTCAGAAGTAACCGCAGGTCTCTTCACCTTCGTAGAAGAAGGTACAACAAACGCAGATTGTGGATTCGTACTCGCCACAAATCAATCAATTACTCTTAACACTACAGCGTTAACCTTCACACAGTTCTCTGGTGCAGGTGCCTACACTGCAGGTAACGGTCTTACTTCTACTGGAACCACCTTCAATGTTGGTGCTGGAACAGGTATCACTGTAAATGCTAACGATGTAGCAATCGACACAGCAGTAGTAGTACGCAAGTACTCTACAACAATCACTCCAACAAATCCTTACTCAGATACTGTGTTCGTGATTAACCACGCTCTTAACACTCAGAATGTTCAAGTGACTGTGTATGACACCTTCAGCGGTGGTATGCCACAGGAAGTTGTAACCGACATCTACGTTGTGGATAACAACAACATCGACGTAGTGTTTGCAGTGGCTCCTACTTCAGGACAGACATACAAGGTAGTAGTCCAGGCATAACATGAGCAAAAGAGCACTAGTCCCTCTCAACGTACTGGCTTCGAATACGGAGCCAGTAGGTCAATTTGCTGGGGACTTGTACTTTAATCCTGATAATCATAATCTTTATGTTTTTGACGGAGTACTTTGGACAGAAATTGCTACTACACCTTCTTATGACATAATCGAAGGTGGAGATGAAGTAAGTGGCAGTGATGCTTACACTGCTGTTGCTGATGGTGGCGATGAAGCAGGCGGTAGCGATACCTATACAAGTTCATATGAGGGCGGAGGAGTAATCTAATGGCAGTCACAATCAAGTTACGTCGTGGAACAGCGACAAACTGGAGTACTAACAACCCAACACTTGCTGCTGGTGAAGTTGGTATTGAGACCGATACTGGGAAATTAAAGATTGGTAATGGCTCTACTGCTTGGAACTCACTCGCTTATGGCGGATTACAAGGTATTCAAGGCACTCAAGGAACTCAAGGCGTTCAAGGAACTCAAGGAGTACAGGGTGTTCAAGGTGTACAAGGAATTATTGGAGAAACAGGAGCACAGGGAACTCAAGGTACGCAGGGCACTCAGGGAACACAGGGTGTTCAAGGTACACAGGGCACACAAGGAACTTTAGGTGCCACTGGAGCCCAAGGAACACAAGGAACACAAGGAACTTTAGGAACAACTGGAGATACTGGTGCACAGGGAACACAGGGAACCCAGGGCACTCAAGGCACGCAAGGTACCCAAGGCACTCAAGGAAGTCTAGGAACAACTGGTGCGCAGGGAACACAGGGCGCACAAGGAACTCAAGGTACGCAAGGCGTACAGGGAACTCAAGGGTCATTAGGAACTCAAGGCGCCCAAGGTAAAGAGGGTAACTTTGGTGGTATTACATTTGAGTATAACTACGATGCCGTTTACACAATGGCAGACCCAGGCAATACATACATCCGCCTAAATAATGCTGCGCTTTCTTCAGCAACCATTTTAGCAATTGATGACATAAATGCTGCTTCTGTAGATATTCACCCTTACCTACAGACTATTGATGATTCTACATCCACTATCAAGGGTCACGTAAGAATCTCTAAAAAGTCTGACCCAAATACATACGCTCTCTACACAATCAGCAGCCTTACTGACAACGCAACCTACTTTGAAGTAGCCGTTGGTTATGTATCAGGTAATGGTTCATTTACTGATGAAGACGCTGTTCTTCTTACTTTTGCTAGAACTGGTGACGTAGGTGCACAGGGAACACAGGGTGTACAGGGTTCATTAGGAACTCAGGGAGCCCAAGGTTCGGCAGGTTTTGTTGGTTCAAACGGTGCTCAAGGTACCCAAGGTACTCAAGGTACTCAAGGTACTCAAGGAACCCAAGGAACTACAGGAGCAGGTACACAAGGAACTCAAGGCACACAGGGTACACAGGGAACTTTAGGAACTACAGGTACTCAAGGTACTCAAGGTACTGCGGCTGCTGCTGGAGGTTCTTTACCAGATATCTTGATGCTAGGAGCGATGTAACAGTTCCGTACTGCCCCAGTGAATCTGGCTATTACGTGCTGCTTCTAGGTTGAACTTTACTGGTCTGTAAACATTCGGCTTGAGTGTGTATGTAGCAAACTTCATTTGGTCTGCTTCTTGTTTCATTCTAAAGTTAAACACGTACCAATCTACTGGGGCAGTTATTCCACGTGTGGCTACATCTTTTAACGCCTTCTCTGCTCCACTTCTGCTGACAGCATATGCTGCGCATGACCACTGTTGATAAGAACGGCACACGTGTTCTTCATAAACATCGTGCTGCTCTTCGTTATAGGCAAATAGAGAGTCATCTGGAACAAACACTGAGAAGAAGTCCCAGGTAGGCACTAGTTCTCTCATATAAAAGTTTGTAATAACCTGGAAGTTCTTGCTTATCTGCACATCATCTTCAAATATGAAGAGTACATCCTTGTCTGTTTCTAAAAAGTTCTTGAAAGCCAGCCAGTTACTAGCCCATACTCCTACTACTCCAGCAGATGGAGGAAAGGTCTCACCTGGCTGTGCATAGTCTTCAACAGTGTTGACTTTAAAATCAGGATGTTGGTCCATAAAGTCCTGCACCTTGTCAAAAGTATTTAAGTATTGAGTAGGTGAACCTAATCTAGGCATAAAATTGAGCCGATTTAAAATACTCTCGTATGTTCTATTTCTTATTTCATTTCCAGTATCAGTATGAAAGACCTCAAAGCATGCGTTCATAATTTTTGTATCCAGACCTGATAACCAGACTCAATAAGAACATACTGGCCCTTACATACCTCTAGAACGGCATCTACGCCTCTCTTAGGCTCTAGGAAACGGTCTCCCTTGTAGTTCCATAGATAGTCATCAAATGCCATTACACCGCCATCCTCAAGGCATTTAAAGGCATTGAGACCATCGAGGGCAGTCTGTACTGCTGTATGGTCACCATCGATGTAGATGAAGTTATAACTCATTGCATTGACAATAAAGAATTCATCGCTAGTCATCTTGCACTTGATGACTTGCTCATCTGTAATGCGAGAATCGTAATACTTCTCTACTTCAGAAAAGTCTATCGACTCGTGGTCTATCTCAACGCTGCCCTGCCAGGTGTCTACATCGTGAATGCGCTCAATCTCTCGATTTTTGAGTAGCCACTCTGTGGCATCACCTGTATAGGTGCCAATCTGCAAGACTCTTAGTGGGACTTTAGGAACATGCCTAAAGTACTTCTCAACATCCTTAAACCAATTAGGAAATATCATGCGAACAACTTCATGTTATTGAGACATCCATATACATATTCAGGTGACATCTCGTAGTTATCTAGTAGATTCTGGAAAAGAACACGACTCTCTTCTTTGCGCCCAATCCACCATCCTGTTACAGCCTTTTCAAACATAAGGCAGTAGGTTCCGTTGTATTCCACGTATCCAGGCGTAGGTTCATGGTGAGCAACCATGGCGAACTGCAGTCCTAGTTCAGCAAATGCGTAGGCTTTATGCCAGTCTCTGTTTCGTTCATAGAACCTAGCCAATAAGAAGTATGCCTCTGGTCGTGACGGCATAAACGCAATAGCGTTATGCAGAGTGGTCATGACCGTTGCTGTACGGTCCTTTTGACGAGAGAAGCAGAGCGCCATCTTTAGTAGAGATGTGTAGGTTAGCAAAGGATTTGTTTTATAGCCAAAGTCTGCGGCTCGTAAAAAGAATCCAGCAGCAGATGCGTGTTGGTCTAACTTCTCGTATGCCTCTGCTAATGCAAAGTTTTTATTAGGGTCTTTAGTACTGGAAGCCAAATCGATGGCTAGGTCTTTAACCAACATACGACATGGCCTCCGTAATCATTTCGTTAACCACATGTCTAGGAACATCTAATATAAATGCTGCATTGTCAGCAACTGAGAAACTAACTAGAAGATTTCCATCTCTGACTGCTGCACCTGTGCAGAACTCAATCTTTACATCCATAAATGCAAACTCTTTACTGAGCCCTAAGAAGTTGAAGTCTTTATCCCAGACAACAAGACGATGTCTGTAGACCGAATCTTTTTGATTTAAGTAATTGCGCCATAGCGCTACTTCGTGAGTAAAGCAGATGTAGTAGTCGCCCCAAGGAATGACGTGTGAACCACCACGTTGGTCTTTAGGAGATACAGGAGTTTCTCGTGTTAACTCTTGAAACGTTTCTGGCTTCTCAGGATTAGAGAATACAACTTCTGTAGGCATCGTCCATTTAACAAAGTGATACGGGAAATCAATAATGGGCATCCAATTCTTTTCACAGTACGAGGTGTCCTCGTGCACGGGCGCGGGCATGCGCACGCGTGAGACTTCCTTAGCAGTCCACTTGTCTTTATCTAATTCAACTTTGGAGTACTCCATACGACCTTGTCCATTAGTCGTGGTATCACGACGCACACCAATCATGTAGAGGTCTCCTTCCCATCGCACTACACGAGCATCTTCTAGCCCATGGAATTCCCAAATAGGAGTA